TGATTGTGACGCACTGCGAAGGCTTTGGCCGCGGCTTCATCCTGACAGACGAAACTGACCTCAGGATTTCCGTAGTAGCCGATGTTCACTTCATCCGTTCCGAGCTCGTGAGCGGCAATGGCACACAGGTTCGCATAATCCTGATCTGTGTAGCCTCCAAGCGGGTCGTCTGCTGTGTTGTTCTGATGGAACGTCACACAGTAGCCGGAGGTGATGTTTTTGACCTCTCCAGTCTCCGCGTCGTAGGTATTGAAGTTCTCCGCGTTCGGGTGATCCGTCAGGAAGTTCAGAACCTTCCGACGTACGTCTTTATACTTTGTCGCCTGTGAGGCGACATCCGGGTTTTTCCGGAAATAGTCCCGAATGTACTCCCGGGCCGCTTTCGGACCTCCAACCTCCATCGAGGCTTTCAGGCCCTTCCAACCCTTCGTAGCGTGACCATTATAGTCCGTTGGCGGACCGTTGTCAATGGGTGATTCTTCAGGGAGCTTTGCGAACTGCCCTTGAACTGCGTCAATCCATGCAACGTCTTCCAGTCTGACCTTTTGAGAGTAAACCTTTTCGCCTCCGGAATAGCTCTCGGCTTCCATTTTGGAGGGCGTGACGAAGGTACCCTGTCCGATTGGTTTCGATGAATAAATCGTAACCTCCCCGGTCTCAAGTGCTCTTCTCACGTCTTCGCTTTTGAAGTCAGGCGTTATTCCGTCGTTTTTCGCCTCAGCGAATGCCTCTTCGGCTGTCAGGATGTCTTCCACATCGCGTATCCCCGTGTGGTAGTCATCTCGCATCGGGTTGTGTTTCTTTATGATCTCCAGTTGGGCCTTTTTGTGCTCCTGCGGCGATCTTCCGACTGGCGATGATTCCTGCGAGTCGCCGCCGGAAGGCGCTGATCCGCCACGCTTCCCAAGTCGGCCCGCATGGTTAAAATTTCCGGAACCGGGACCTCCGTCTTCCATGGGCTTCCGGAAAAAGCTCAGGACGTCGTGAAGCAGGCCACGGCGGGCTTTCTTCTGCTTCTGGAGGGCCTCGGACTGGACCTTCTTGGCGCTCTCCGGGTCGTTTTGGAAGTAATGCTTATTCCTCATCATGACTTCCTTGGCTTTCCGGATGTCGCCACGGGCCGCGGCCTGCATGACCTTCCGCTTTACCTTCCGCATTTGCTTCTCCTGAGCGGCGTTTCCGGCGACCTTCTGGTGAAGTGTCAGGTCACCCCATTCCTTTCGCTCAGAATTGGCCTTTTTGACGCTTTCAGCCGTCGGACGGGGATTTGCCCGCTGAGGAATCGAGGCGGCAGGATTTGCCATGAATTTGAGCCGCTCTCCTATGCTCGCTTTCTTGTGATATCCGGGACGCGGACCTGAACCGGGACCGCCGTCTTCAGCTTCGCCCTTTTCTTTGAGCTTTTCGATCCGGGCCTTCAGATTTTCGATTCTGTCGGCCTGAGAGGGCTCCGGTCGATGGATTTCCTGTCCTTCCTTCTCCCGGAGGCTCTGAACGCGAGATTTCAGCGATTCGACCTTTTCGGGGTCGATTTCCGGCTTTTCTTCTCTCTCCTGAGACTGCCGGACGCCCTTTATCCGCTGTTTGAGCTCCGCGACCTTGTTTTCGTCGATTTCGGGCTGTTCCTGAGCCTCCCTCAGGCCGTGTACGCGCTCTTTGAGCTCTGCGGCCTTCTGCGGGTCAACCTGCGGCTCTTCAGGCATCCCGCCCGGTTCGTTCATGCCCGGGCCCATCATGCCCATGGGGTCCTGCATTTCTTCTCCCTGCTCGACTTCCTCGTCGGCGTTCTCAATATCCTCGTCGGTGATGTTGGTCCATGCGTTGATGGGCTTACCGGTCTCCCGGAGTTCCTGCAAGGCCGTTTTCTGACTGATGAGGCCCGCTGAGAAGGCCTGAATGATGGGGTTCGCGAACTGGCCCATGATTTCAGCCCGTTCTGCGGGTGTGGTGGAGCCCAAAGGCTCAAAAACGATCTCCAAATCCTCCGGGACCTCGCCCCAGAGGCTCATGGACATCACAGGGAGCAGTTTTTCGAGGGCGGGTTTCAAATCCCGCTCCTGAAGCTGTCCAATCATATCGTAGTAGTTCTTCATGTCGGACTCGCCGGTGGAGTTCATGCCCTGCGGCGCCCTCCCGAACAGCTTTGTGGCCGGGATTTCAGCCGCTCCGGCCATGTCCATCATGAAGGTTTCGTAAACCTCAGCCACACCGGCGAACGAATACGGATGTTGCTCGTAGTCGTCTTCCCGGCCGAGGAGTGTGATACCAAACGACGTCCGGATGCGGTTCATCTCCTGAATCGCCTTAAACATGGCCGCCCGCTGTTGCTGAGAGCCCATGCCCAGAACCTCGCCGTAGTCGCTCAGTTTGATAGCGGCCACGTTCGCTTGGAATATCAACTGGGCGATGTTCGCGGAAGAGGAGTTCCGTTTCTGGAGCTCTTCGTAGATGTGTTCCATCTCGGAGGCGCCCCAGTGGTCAGCGTTGATTTCTTCGTCAATCGGGAGCCTGCGGCCCTTAAAAATCAACATTCTGGAGTGGTGAATCCTCAGGATGTCGCCAGATTCCTCATTCAGGGTCACTTCGTACCACATCGGACAGCCGTATTCCGGGTCGTCCATGTTCTCTTCGAGCTCGAGGGACGGGAAAATGCCTCTCACCCGGTCTACAACAATCAGGCCCCGGAAACACCCGGGTTGGAGCATATCGTAGTCGAGCGGCTCTTCGAGCATATCTTCCTGACCGGCAATGACCATAACGGCCGCCGCGCCGCCGTAAAGCCGCGCCCACCGAATCGCGTCGGTGATCTCCTGCTTGACGTTGTGCCTCGCTTCGAGCTTTGCCAGTTCGTCGAGCCTCTCCTGATCGATTTCACTGGAAAGACTGTACCATGCCCGGGTCATGTCCTCGGAAGGCGTGTCGATGATCCGCGCCGCGAGCCAGTTTTCACGGTAGAGCACTGTCAGGGTGTTAAAATCGTTCGAGATGCTGTGACGTTCGTAGTCATTGGCCCGGTTGAGCGGTGACGCCTCACCCAAATAAGCAAGGGAGTTGATGTAACCGTCCATAGCGCTCATTGTGCGGTCCTGAACTGCAATGGCCGTGTTATTCGGTTTTTCTACTGGCCGTCTTCTTCTTTTCCTCGACATCAGGCCGCCTCCATTCTATCCCGGACCATGCGGTCCATGCGGGACCGGTTTGTCCGTGTTTTGATCATGTAGCGCATGGCGTCCATGGCATGATCATTCTGCTTGAGCGGCTTTTCCTCGCCGCGGTCTTTGGCTTTCTGGTCCCAGACGTAGGTTTCAAGCTCGGACCTGAGCTTCTTCATGGATTTGTCGAATTTCGCCGCTCCGAGGTTCATTACGGCCGCTGTCATGCGAATCCCTTCCAGAACGTCGTTGTCGGCGTTGATGACCCTGTAGCCCCTGTTCCGGAGCTCGAGTTTGAAATCCTCGGCGGCCGGGTCCACTATGATCTGCACATCCCGGTCCTCCCCGAGCCATTCGTCGAGGTCGTCGGCATGTTGCGTCGTGGTCTTCTGCTGTTGTGTGACGCTCGGGTCGTGGTAGTATTCGCGAGTGAACCAGAACGTGTCGCCGTCATCAAAACACTCGAGGAACACCGTCGGGTTTGTGGTGCCGTAGTCGACCGCTACATAGTGAGTGAACAGGTCGTTTTCCCAAGCCCTCTCTATCGAGGCGTCGAATCCGTTTTTCGACTCATTCCAACAATCGTAAACAACGCCCTCGGCGGCACACCACCGGCCCAGAATAAACCGGTTGAAGAAAACGCCCGTGTACATCCTGCGGTAGCGCTCTTTCATCTTTTCGCTGAGGGATAGGTTGTCGTCCATGGTGAAATGCAGGTAAACCAACTGTTTTTCGATGTATTTGTTTATCCAGTTGGTCTTAAACCAGTGCAGGCGGCCCTCCGGGTTGCAGTTGAACCAGAATTTAGAGCCCTCAACAGAGCACCGGCCTGTTGCTTGGTTCACAAAGCTCTCCGGCATCAGTGCAACCTCATCAAACAGCACACCGGCGAGCGTGGCGCCCTGAATGAGGTCCTGAGACGCTTCATCCCGGCCACCGAAGTAGTAGAAATAGTTGACAACCGGGCCACGGGAGATGGTAATGAGCTTCTCGGACCGGTTTTCCTCGACCTTATAGCCCCGACTCATGGCGATTCGCTTAAAATCCCTCAGGACGTTTCGCCTCAGGGAGCCTATCGTCTTGCCACACAGGGCGAAATTCTTCCCGTTGAAGGTCGTCATGGCCCACAACAGGAACGATGTCTCCATTGCAAGTGTTTTCCCTGACCGGATAGCGCCGTCTGCGATGACCCCATCGTAGTTTTTATACGGCGAGTTTTCGGTCCACCATGTCAGGAGCTTGATCTGCTTTATGCTGAATGGCTTAAACTGGAAAACGTCATTCGCTATCCTCGACATCCTCCGGTGTATCTTCACTGCCACTCTCGAACACCTCCCCCGCTTTTCCGAGCAGGGCCTCGATGAAGCCATCCGAGTTCTTCATGTGCTCGACTGCTTCCTTCTCGAGCTTCAGGCGCTTTTCTTCCCGGACCGTGTACGGGTCTTCGCCCATGAACTGAGTGATCATTTCAACCGCCCTCAGGTCCTTGTCAATCGCGGCCCTTTGGACAACGCCTATGGTCATGACGGTCTCCCATGTGACCTCATCTTCCGGGTCGAAGCCCATGTCTTCCAGTGTCTTTTTGACCTTTGGCACGTTCCCGACGTTCATCGCAAGAAGCGTTTTGAGAGCGTTCCGGAAGGCGTTCTTTTTGCGTTTTACCTCGGCGGATTTTATCCCGCCCTTTCTTCCGGCGCTCGCCGCTTGTTCACCGCTTCTGAATTGCGTGTTGACGCCTTTTTTCAGGTTCTCTTCGTTCGCCATCCGATCTCACCTCCCCTCATCCTG